AATCGTTTGATCCTTTTGCTTCAGGAGAACAGGATCTTTGTTACCTTTGAGTTTTGATTCGATGTCAACCAACTTCTGCTTACACTTAAGCATCTCTTTCTTAAATGCCTTACGTTCAGCATACATCTTCTCCATCAACTCAGGCATAAATCCCTTCACGTCCTTGCGGAACATTGCCCCGTTGGCACAGACAGCGTAATCCTTGTACAACTCAAAGTTGATCTCTTCATTCAAAATGCGATCAACAGTCGCAGTCGGATGACGATCATCCACCAGTGTCTCTGGTGAGATGTTGTACTGCATGATCAGGTGAGGATAAAGAGAGTTAAGGTCAAAGGACACAACCCAGTCATACTTTCCTGGTTTTGGTTCCTTCACATAAGCACCAGCAAACTTCTCATCCTTGTCACTCCTGTCCTTGGGAGGAACAACGATCTTCTTCTTTTTAAGATAATTGTAAATGATGGTATCCCACAGACGGACCTGGAACATTGGGTCAACAAAATTCACCTTGGCATCAAATGCCATCGTGATGACCAGTTCAATCAGACGGAGTTTGTCCTCCAGTCTGTCAACCAGTTCCACGTCAACGATGTTGTAATCAACGAACTTCTTCCAGTTCCCTGTGTAAAAGTCTTTGAAGGTGTCGAACTCAGAGTGATCCAACTTTTTCTGACCGAGTTCCACATCAGCAATGAAGTCCAATCGATAAGACTCACGATTGGTGTAAGTGAACTTCTTATAAAGTTCCAAGTAATCCAGACTGGTAATCCCAGCAATCTCAAAGACATTGTACTTACGTCCAGAGATGTGAATCTCTTCTCCACTTACGCGACCCCAAGGCGAAAGCATCCGAACCTTCTTAGGACCAAGGACTCGATCGATGCGTCCACAGATGTAAGGAATATCGTAAAGACGTGTGTTCCAACCCGTGACAACTTCTGGATAATTATTGGACCACCAATAAAGAAAAGCGTTGAGCATGTCCGCTTCCTCGGGGTGGTGATGATAAGTAACATTATCTTGAGATGGTGTGTAAGGATAACGACCCCAGGTGATAATCTTCTTAGTGGAATAATCCTGAATGGAGATGGTCAACATCTCTTCATTGCAGTGCTCTGGGTCAGGGAATCCCTGCTCAGACTTCACCTCAATGTCAATGGTGACCAGATCAATCTTAGAGATGTCAAACTTGATCTCATCCTCAGGATACTTGTCAGAGATGTATTGATAGATGTATCTCTCGTTTCCATAAATCTTAAATCCCTCCACCTCATCATACTTGCGGAAGAATTCCCGACAGTCACGAATGGTGCCAGGTTTGATGGGTTCTACAAACCCACCCTCAAGTGTTTGCCAATCCGTTTCTCGTTTCGACTTGACAAACAGAGTGGGAGAATATTCCTCCCGAAACATGACCTTTTGACCACCTTCATATCCACGGACGAGAACATCATTGCCAATCAGTTGGACGTTGGTGTAAAAGCGCATTATTTCAGAAGTTCTTCGTATTTGTCTTTTAGTTTACCAGTTGGGTCAGCGATAGTCAAGATCTTATCAGAGTGAATCATGAAGGTGTTCTGATTGGTAATATCAACCAACCAGGGAACCAATGTTCCATCATCTTTAAGAACAAAGGGTTCGGTCAGTTTGCAGTCTGGTGATCCAAGATCAGCAGCGACTTCATCAATCTGTGTCAGCAGTGTCAGATTCGGCAGAATCAAAATCTTCAGATTTTCCATATTTCTTAATTGACTTTAAGTAAAGTTCTGTTAGTTGATCAATTGGTTCGACAATACTTACAACCCAATCTGCTGGGACAGGAATTGTTTTGTCTTTGCTCAAAGGAATGTAAGGAGTCACTTTCATCTCAGTGTCACCCGAGTCCCTCTTGTAAACTTTTGCGGTGCAAGGATTCTTCAGGAAGTAACCAACAACTGCCTGTGCCTCACCAACAACCATCTCTGCGACATCAGCAACGACATCTTCACCAGATTTCAAAAGGACTAATTTGACCGTCATTTTCTAATTCGTTCTCCTATATATAATAGCATAAAAAAGGGGGGAAGGCAACTGGATTTTGCCAGTTGCTCCCCGCGCCGACGATATTCAGTTTTATTTATTGGTCGTCCTTACCAAACCACAAGAAACGTTTGTGTGTTTCTGGAATGATGCGAACCAAGGACACTGAAAGAACTCCGTGTTCAAACTTCACTTCTTTGACTTCCACATCCTCAGAGAGTGTCCAAGTGCGAGTGAAGGAACGAGCAGCAAGGCCGCGATGAACATATTCGCGTTTGTCTGCGTCTGCTTTTGCTGCTTCAACAACGAGTTGACTTTGTTCAGTGTAGACCTTGACTTCATCCTCTTTGAATCCTGCGAGGGCAAGTTCCAGACTAAACGTATTCTCGTCCAGTTTGACGAGGTTGTAAGGTGGATAATTCACATCCTGGTTGAGGGAACCAAGATGATTGAACATTCTATCCAGACCAATCGAGTAACGATCGATGTCCTTGAGGAAGGAATCGATATCACCTGAACGGTATCGTGCGAGTTGACCCATAGATCCCATGGTGTTTCTCCTTTTTAAGCGAGTGTAAAGTGTGAACCCTTTCGGCGCTCACAATATAATTATAAGACTTCGCTTGAAAAAGGCAAGTCGGAAAACCGTCAGGATTCTTCGGTTTTCCCCTTCTTACCAATGTTGTACTTTTGCTCCAGAGTCCACTCGTTCTTATCACGATAAGGCAGGACTTTGATTTGATTCAGAGGAGCAATGTCTCGAATTGCATCTTCCTTGACAACAGAAATCAGTCCCCAGTCAACCAGAAGACGAGTGATTCTGTTGCGACGTTGAACATCATTCACAGTCAAGTTTGCATACTTGCCGTCAAGTGCAAACAGTTCCTTAAAGTGAACAATGTAATATTTACCTTGCTTATGCAGGATGTGGCAAGACTGGTACAACTTCTTCTCCTTGCGAGAAGCAACACCAATTCTTGTCAGAGTTTCTCTTACCTTCAGGAAATCGTCAGGTTCATTCAATACCACCTCAATCATCTGGTCCTGTGACCAGTTTACTTGTGGCTCAACAGTTTGAGTCATTTTTTACCGCCAGTGTCAAGTCGTTGTTTAATAAATTCGATTTGCTCTTTTGATAAAAGTTTCAGTGCTTGAGATGCTTTCTCGTTACTATAACCATAATAACGTTTCACATAATCCAGATCTGAGATTTTATCTTTACGAAGCCAGGGAGAGAATCTCTTCCTTTTTCTCAAACTATTTAGATAAAATGAATATTGCATGTCTTTATCAAGAGATGCGTACTTATTCATTTCGTTGACAAGAAGAATGCAGTCCAGGTGACCAGACAAGCAGCGGTTAATAATATATGGAGGATACTCCTTCTTCAAAGAAGAATCCTCTTCAAGCAAATTCTGCTTGGTGAAATTAATTGAATTCAACCAATCTTTGAGTTCCATCAGCCACCATCAATTTGACATCCAATCATTGAACCAGCAACAATGCCAGTGGGGATTGCCCACCAACGACCATCACCACGAGACACAGCAGCACCAATGCCACCACCTGCAATTCCACCAAGAATGCTTCCTTCAATACAGGAGTTATCGTCCACGTTCTCCGCTCGCTGTTGTGCTGGAGGAGAAGGTGCAGGTGTAGTGGCAGATTCAGAACGCTCACAAGGAACAGCAACACGTTCATTGTGCCGTCTCACATAACCAGGACTGTCTTTTGTCCCTGGGATATACTCTTCACGATAAACATCCTTATAACATTCCTGCTGTTGTGAGTAACCACGTTGAGTGTAGTTCTCTGCCAGAGCAGGAATTGGGACTAACAGCAGTAAAGCAAGTAGATGTTTCATGGGTCAAAGAATCAACTTTTTACTTGGTGTTTGAATGGGGGAGAACATCTCTTCAAACTGTTCAACCAGTTCATCGTTCACATCAGCAATGTAAACCACCCACTTCTTATTGATCTCCAGTTCTTTCTCTTCACGCTTCAGAAGAGGAGACCAGGGAGCAAATCCCAATTGTCCGTTACCAGCAGGAACAGCAACAATCGGGTTCATCAGAACAAGGGACTCTTCCTTATTCTCAAGAACATCAGCGACCACATCCTCACCAGAGGACATTCGAATAACTTTTACATTCATTTGAACTCACATTCAACCATGATTTCTGTTAGACATGCTAACATATTTATCTCTTGGTCAGCAACGAATGCACACTGATACTGATACTTGGCAATAATAAGAACAGCAGCAGCAATTCCTGGACCAGAGAGTTGTCCATAAATGCCATCGTAAATCTTACGAAGCAACAAAGATGGGTCGTTATCAAGATTATCAACAACCCACTTTCGAACTTCGGGGAAGTTCTTTTCCTTCAAGTTCTTGAAGAGGTCACTGACCGAAACATCAGAGAATGTGGCCAGGATACCAGAGTCGATCTTTCCACTGACGGAATAACGTTGGCACTCATTGAGAACTCGACGCCAGTCAGGGAAGTGTTTATTGATTAGTTCGGCAAGGACCTTTTTATCAAACTCAACACCCTCCTTATCCAGGATGTCCTGGAGACGCTCGAAGAAGGTTCCTGCAAGTGCTGCTTTCTCTTTTCCTTTGAGAGAGAAGTCGATGACAGCACACCTGGAATGGAGCGGTTGGATAATTTTATTCTTGTAGTTGCAGGTGAAGATGAATCTGCAGTTACCAACAAACTCCTCAGTAAACGCCCTAAGGGCGAGTTGAACGTCTGGCGTTGTGTTATCTGCCTCATCAATGATGATGACTTTGTGTTTTGCAGACGAAGAAAGTGAGAGGGTCGAAGCGAAATTCTTCGCATTGTTTCTGACAGTATCGATGAACCGTCCTTCGTCGGATCCGTTGATGACATAAACGTCAACTCCTAATTCGTTACAGAGTGCTTTAGCAACTGTGGTCTTACCACAACCAGGTGGTCCAGACAGCAGCAGGTTAGGAACCTCTCCCTGCTTCAGAAAATCCCTGAACGTCTTCTTCGTCCTCTCAGGGAGGATGCAATCATCAATCGTTAGTGGCCTATATTTTTCGCACCACACGAAGTGTTGCCTGTCGTTCAGAGCCATTATAATAATAAATAAAGGGACGGTATTCCTCATCTATGATTGTATATCAAATCACAAATGAAGTCAACGGGAAGTTTTATATTAGAAAAACTACCAAAACCATACAAGAGGATTGGAACTCCCAAGTCAATTAGGAAGAGAGTAGACAACCCCAACCATCTTGACTGGTATAGATTGAGACCAAAGAGAACCTGTTAGTCATCAGGTTTCCTCAGTGAAAAAGATCCATCTTTATTATCAATCCATTCTAACACATCACCCTCCTTCCATCCCAGACTGTCCAGAAAGTTTTCAGGGAATGTAAGAATTCCATCATCATCAACTGTGAGTACTGTTCTCATAACCAATCAGGTTTCCTTTCTGGTAGTCTAACATAATTGTCTTTGACCCAGGGTTTAGATGCGATGTACATTTTGTAAGCATCGAAAGTCGAAATGCTATCGTCCAACTTAAACATGTCAGGCATTGCTCTAACAAAAGGTGTTGGTTCTTTACCGGATCTTCCTGCTGGATCTGCCATTGGGAAGATCTGATGTGCGTGAGCAAGAGTGGGAAGACAACTGTGGACTTTTGCATACCTGTTGGAATACTCTTCACACAATGCCAAACCGTGGCTAATTAACCAACGCCAGTTAAGAACAAACTTAGATGCCCAGATGGTGCAGGGGTGATTGCGAAAAGCACCTTTGTCTGTCCTATAAGGTGTGCCATCTGATTTAGGAAGTTCACCAAATCCATGACCCCACTTATTAGATGCAACAATGGAAAGCATTTGACAACACTCCA